CTATCCCGCCACAAACCAGAACCCAACGACCAGCTTCTTCAGCGCCTCTAGAGCGCCTTCCCATTTCACGCCCATCACCGTCACTGCTGTGACGCAGATGATGGCGACGATCTTGACCAGCGTTGCTGAGGACACCTTCATCGATCCTGCCATCTCATCGACTCTAGACTGGAGTGCCGTGATGCTCGTCTCTCGCTCACGCATGCCACTCTTGAGTTCGGCGATGTCCGTCACGATGGTCGTGATCTTGTTGTTCATTTGATCGAGAGTGTCCATGATGCGTTCGATGATCTTGTCGGTGTCCATTGGAATGTCCTCTATTATTTATTGATCCCTATACTTCGATGAGTGATCGGAAGTCCTCCGAAAACTTATACTTATCATCGACTCCATGAATTGTTCTCAATGTTACAAGCACGCCATACACCTGATTCATTAGAGTCTGAGTGTGTTGAGCTTGCAAGGCCGCACGGTCTTTCTCGTAGGCTGCCTCTGCATCGGCTTTTAGTTTTTCGATGATGGCGATTTGTTCATCAGTTAGTGGAATCATGTTAGCTGCCTGTGTAGCCCGTGTTGGGATCACTCATCGACACAGCCTTGATCCAACGTGATCCGGACGGCGTTAGCACTTCTACGTCTTCAGTGTTGATGGCGTGCTTGTGGGACACAGGCGTTCTTGCATTGCTGAGTCGGGAGTCGTCACCAGCACAGACAGTGCCGGATGATGTGCCAACATTTAGGGCGGATGAGTTTCCGAAGGTCGGCTTGCCTGAGATGCTTGTCCAGGCCACGGATCCGCCACCAGACAATCGTGGATCGTCACCCGCACACACGGTGCCAGCGGTTGTACCAACGTTCATCGTTGCTGCATTGCCCAGTCCCAGGTTTGAGCGTGCGCCTGATGCGCTTGTTGCACCAGTGCCGCCATACGAGACACTGATCGGGCTTCCAGTCAAAGACAATGTCTTGGCGGTGATATCGCCCGTGGTGCCAATCGTACAGCCAGTACCAACCTGCAAATAACTGGTAGACAGAGATCCGACATTGAACAGGGTCATGCCGTTAAATGAGCAACCTGAGGCTGACAACAGAACGGTGCCGCCGCTGCTGTTCAGTGAGATGCCAGTTGGACTGATGACAACATTGTTAGATCCGCCGCCCACTTGCAAGGAAGTGGTGATGAGTGCCAATGCCGACACCAGGAGATTGGTTGCGATTTTCGTTTGCGTGAAATAACCGCCATCCAGACCGAACGTATTGGAGTCGTACCCGATGGCCTTTGCGAGGTCTGTCGCAACCTGTGTGATTTTTCCATTTAGAACAACGAGGGTGCTGCTGTCCAACTTGGGTTGCAGCTTGTTGTTGACGACTTCCAAACCATTGAGCTTCGAAGTGTCTGCTGCTGAGAGATCAAGACCAGCAGAAGCCGAAAGGGTAACCGTTGAGGACGTGACATATGCCCCCGGCGTGCCGTCCTTGTTTTCTCCTGCGACACGGACACGGACATACTTGGTCGTCTTGTCCCAATCGAACCAGTCGGTAGTGCTTACAGTTGTGGTGCGATAGACAGGACCCAGAGGAACCCAGTCGCTATCGGGATTTGTCAACCCCGAGTCATTCCACAGTCGAATCTCCCGCAGATAGTTCTCGGTCGTTCCGAGTGCTGCTGTTGGAGAGACTGTGATTGTAGGTCTCCATTTCGGCTGACCCGAAATGGTCGTTGTCGCCAGTGTGAAGGAAACCCCTGTCGGTACAGGTGGAGCCGCTATGGCGGCAACAGTGCCAATCGTTGTTGATGTAACCCAGTTGCCCGCTCCACCTGTTGCATTCAGTGACTTGATCCGCAGTCTGACGTATGCCGCATAGTTCTGTCTATCAAATGGACCGAACTGTGTAAGGTCGGTGATATCCAGGCGAGTGCCGATGTCGCTCCAGTCCGAATCGACAATTGTTGTTGCAGCCGGGTCCAGAAAGAACTTGGCTTGAACGGCATAACCAACAATGGCGGGATCGGTCGGAGGCGTGAACGCAGGCACGAGCGTGTACGAGACGTTGTTGCCACCAACCGAGAACGTGAATCCGCTGATGTCAGAGGGTGTCTGGTAGCTGACGCCTTTCGGCACCAGCGCACCAGAACCTGTCATCGTCACCCATGAAGAAGGCAGGCTGTTGCCGTTGACTGCTTTGGCTCGTGCGAACACGTATCGGTCAACGCTCTGCCGTGGATATGGACCGATTGTTACTGATGTCGTGGTTTTCCCGTCAACCCTCGTGGGTGCCTTCCATTCCGTCTCCAGCAGTGTTCCGGTAGGGGTGTCGAGATACTGAACCTCGATTGCGTAGCCCACGTTGCCGCCTTTGTTTGTCGGCACAGTCCATGAAGGCGTCAGCGAGAACACGTCAGGCTTCGAAGAATCCACGCTGATGGTCACTGCTGTCGGTGCGACAGGTGCATCACTCGGATTCTGGCCTGTGCCGTCGATCATCGCCTGTGTGATAGAGACCGCCAACCATCGGCTTGGATTGGCGAGGGAATGGTCCTTGTACCCAAGTTGGCCATTCGTGCTTACGCTCAATACGTGGAACCAGATCGTCTGCGGTGCTGTCGGCTTTACGATGTTGACGCCGATGACCTGGAGGTTCCCAGGCGGGTCCAATGCCGGATTCGAAGTGTATGGTTGCGCCGGATAGCTGAGCACGTTGCCGTCAGGCAACTCAATGATCGGCAAAGCCGCAATCAGGTTGGTGACCCGTGTTGGCGGTTGAGGATATGGCGGTGCGTACTGGACGCTGATGTCCATCGTGCCGTCAGTGTTCGACACGACCTTGTATCCAGACCCGTTGTAACTGGTGTTCAATGTCACATCGTCCAAGCTCGCATCAATGGGTAAAGGGCTGATGTCCGTTTGTCCTGTGGTTGCTACATAGGTGGATTTGGTTCCCTCGTAATTGACCAACGCAATCTGACCTTCGACACGGAACTCGCCGGAGCGTTTCCCGAATGTCCCATCGGTAGCCGACAGAGTCGTGAGATCAAGCGTCTGGCCAATTGTCCGCCATGGTGAATCAATTACCCAGACACCTCCAACCTTCGCCCAGAACTGAACTTGTCTGATGCTGGCAAATGCGGTTCCTGTATTGGTCGGCAGGGTCCAGGTCCAATCAAAGCCAAATGACGCACCCTGATCCGTGACGGTGAATGTCATCGCACTCACAGGAGGCGGAGCCGCAATGGGCACCCGCTGGTCAGACAGCGGCACCGTGTTGTATGCGGTCCATGTTGTGGTGCCAACATTGCTGAATGCACCCGCCGTGTTGCCACTGAGATTGCAATCCGAGAATCGGACATTGCAGGTATCCGCCTTCACGCCCCAGCCAGTGTTACCAGTGCTCTGAGTGTTGGTGACGGCGATATCTGTCACCCTTTTCACGCTGATGCCGTCTACAGAGTTTCCGGCCATGACGCAATCTGTGATGTTGCCGACAGGAATCAATCCAGCCGTGGCGTTGTTCACTACGCCTAGGGCTGTGGTGCAATTGGTGACCGTGCATGCGTTGTAAATGACGCCAGATGGCACACCCGCACCAGAAGCGGACACAGAAGAGATGCCACCAGCCTTGCCGTCCTTGGCCGTTACAGCGTCAGCCGTGATGGTGCCAGTGCAATTCGAGAAGTACAGCAGGTTATCGACAGCATTGGACTGATTGGTCTTGTTGCCGTCCAGGATCACGCCCTCAATGTAAGGCTCACCACAGTTCGTCACCAGCAGCAGTGATGAACCTGCTGGTGCATTGGCTTTCTGTTTGAGGGTGCCGCCGCCATAGATGTAGGGTGAGGTCTTGCCTGAGACGGAAGTTCCATTGATGAGGAACGTGTACCCTGCCGGAATCTTCAGTGTCGTGTTGTCGTTGATGGCCGTCTGGACTGCGAGAGTGTCATCAGCCACACCATCGCCCAATGCGCCGTAGTCCAGAGGCGTCTTCTCGACGGCATCCTCAAAGTAGAGTTGCAACGAGTCAATGTCGATAGAGCCAGACTGGAGCTTGCCAATGAAAGCGAAGAACGACAGGTACACAGCACCAGCAGGCGCAACACCGTGGCCCGTCAGGTGTGTCCAGGTGCTCGTAGTACCCTCTGGATAGCTGAAGACAAAACCGCCCAAGTATGTTTGAGCCGCATTGTAGAAGCCGACCTGCGTGAACAGGTTGTTGCCGACCGCCTTGACGGCCGCATTTGTTCGATACCAACCTTCGAACTTGAAGGACTGTCCTTCGACAACTGGATAGAACCCAGTGCCGCTGTATGAGTGCTTGATGGCAGCAGCTATGGACTGGCCGCCTGCGATTCGGAGGAACTTGCCGCCCGACTTTGCGCCACCCGTCTGAATTGATGAGTAGGAGATGAGAGGAACTTCGACTTCCCATTGTTCCAATGCCCGCTCAAAGTCTGGATTGAGAAGCAGGTTTGCGCCAACGGTCTGCTGTGACGGTGCGCCCTTGTACATCCGGATGGCGTCGATGTCCACGGTGCCGCTAACGACTCGCCCATAGAATGCCAAAAGGCTTGCCTTCGTCACGTTCTCAGGAACCTGCTTCGAAAATCGAAAGAAGGTCCAATCGTAAGTGCCAACTGGAATGCTGCCCTGGATGGAGTCGATGTAGCCGCCGCCAGCACTCCGCATGTTGATCTGTGGCGAAGAGATGCCTTCACCACCTGGACCAAGGGCATACCCATTCGCACGGACCCAGAACTCGACCGTGTACCAGTCGCCAGCCGCCAACGGGAATGTCTGGTCGGCATACTGACCGACGTATCCTGCGCCGCTCATCGCCTCCAGGTGGAGATACTTACTGCCCGACTTTGCGCCTGTCGAGCCGATGCTGACGCTGCTGGTGATGGGCGCATAGACTGTCCAGCCGTCCAGATCCGATTCAAAGTCGGCATTGACGAGGATGTTGTCGCCGATGGACGCCAGACCCGATGTGCTGCTAGACGTGTCAGGCGGTAGCGTGATCGTGCCGCCTGACAGAACAGACTGACCCGTCATGGCTGAGAAGGCATCGAAGCCGTCAGACAGGATGTTGCCTGAAACGCATTCATACGACCGTCTCAAGCTCTTACCAATCATGTTCGTCCGCACAGATCGAACCACGTAGTTTCCAGGCGGCACACCCGTGACGTTGATCGTGATGCGGTCACCGATCTGGGATGTGATTGTGTCGGACTCGAAGGTCACGACATAGGAGATGTACTTGTACTTCTCCAGAAGCCTGTCAGCAATGGCCTGTGCGTCAGTGATGGTTGTGTCGTCGCTGACATTGATGTTTTTGACGAACACACCAGATCCACCAACAAGCGCCTGCATTGCGGCAACGCCAGCAGGATCAATGGCGTCTTTCACGTCGATCACCCGGCCACGATAGGCAACAGAGACGGTTGCGCCTGAAGCTGGTGCGGTCGTGAACGTGATCTCTCGCCCTCCAGCAGTCCAGTAGCATTGTTTTCCTGTGTCCTGCCCGAACACACCAATGGTTTGATTGGTGCCGTTTACTTTGACTGTTGGCTGTGATGCTACAGGATTGTTGACGCTGAAATCGGTCTGTGATGCGTTGCCAGTAAACGACTGAGTAAAGTCTTTGATGAAATTGGAGTATCGAACAATAACGTAATTGGCGTACTGCTCAAGCGTTGCTCTTGACGACAATGTTTGAGCACGAACATTATGACTTGTGTCGGTCACAACAGCGCTAATGATGCCAGCATCCCAAGCTCCGAACTGAAGAGTCTTAGTGTAATCGATCTTCCAGAATTTCTTATACAACGTCGCCAGAGTGTTCAACGCATCGGTGAGTGTGGTGTAAACGGGATTGAAGACTTCGGTCGTCAGATCGCCAGCACCAGCCGGAACCATCGACAGATTGATGCCATCATCGTTCATTGGGGAGTTGGTGATCAGTTCACGGACGATGTTATTCAGTCGTGTGTCTTTTGGCCATTCGTATTCACCACTTGAATAGCGGGATGGAAGAGCATTCCAATCGTGAGCAGAGATAGACATGACACGAGTATTGCCGTGGACCAATTTGATGCTTGTGTCGGTAACAAATCCTGAGAACAGGATCAGCGCATCATCTGCCACAGTGATGGTCTCGCCGACTTGAATCGTGAGGGTGCCGAGTACATCTGGCAAAACAAGCTCACATGTGCCAACTTGACCTAATGTGCTTGAGATGGAAAGTGATGATTCTGCGATGTGGCGAGTGATTGATCCGATAGTGACAGTCAGGGACATGTCAATATTTATCGGGAATGAAAAAAGGCGTCGGCAGAATGTGATAGGAGATGCCGACGCCCAATGGGTATGAACTAATAATATGTAGACAGCTAGACTTTCAGGCCACGAGCACGCAATCTGCTGATGAATGCATCAGTGAATGAATCAAGTGCGCCCTCCGTCATGAAGTAGCCGCCATTTACCACTACTTGCATGGTGCCGCCAGCACCTACCAGTGAGTTGTCCGCCATTCGAACACGGACCTCTGAATCGGGGAACGAGTAGACGCCCAGACCGCCTGTGATCAGTTGCTTGATACGATCCTCGATGCCCTTCAGCGCCGGAAGGTACTCGTTGATCTGTTCGTTCAGTCCGGTTGAGTTGCCGACCATGCCACGGATGCCAGACTCGATGGCGTATAGCTTCGAGTTCATCTTCCCCATCATGAACATGCTGCCAAGCGATCCAATGGCACTTGCGATGCCAGAGACCATGTTGACGGCACCAGCGATGCCGCCGATAGATCCCAGCGCACCACCAGCGCTTGAAGCCGCCGATGAGGCTGACTTGGCTGCTGATGAACCAATGTCAGCCGCCTTATCCACACCAGAGCCAAGGATCTTGCCGAGTCCGATTTTTTTCAAGCCAGAGCCCAACACATCGACGATGCCATTGATGCGGTCTTTTGTTAGCACCATCTTTGTCAGGATCTCAGCAATGATGGCTTTGCCGATCTGCTTTAACACGCTGACTGCGGTCTCACCAAAGCCCTTCCAATTGACGATGGCGTCAGCAATCGACTCGTTCATGTGGGTCATAATCGTTGAGATTTCCTTCAGCACGCTGTCTTTCTGGCCATGCGAACCACCGCCAGTCTTGCCGTTGTAGACCTTCAGCAACTCCTGGTACACCCGTTTGAACTCCTCAACGCTGATAGCACCTTCCTGGAATGCGGCGATGGTGGATTGCATTGCTGCCTTCACTTCCGTGCCCCGCATGACCTCGTAGGTCTTGATGTTCAGTGCCTTCAGGCGCTCCTCGTACTTGAACATTGCCTCAGTGGTCTCGTCATATGAGACCTTCATGCCTTTGGGCAATGTAAGATCCGTTACCTTTGCGTTGGACCTAGAGATCTTCTCAAGGCCCGCCGCAACCTGATCCAGCGATGTGACTTGTTTGGCATACTCCGCCGTCTGTGCGGACAGTTCGGTGCGGAAGCCAGCGCCGATCTGGAGCAGTTCCGATGTGAGTTGTTTGTCGAGGGCTTTGCTTGTGTAGTAGGCGTCGAGCCACTTCTTGGCGTCCGTGTAGCGTTCGCCGATCAGGTCAAGCTCAGCACGCTCTCTGATGGACAGTTCGAGCTTGGCATGGCCCGGCTGGTAGTACTTAATGGTCTCTTCAGTGAGGCCCTTCTGCGCTGTGAGTTGCTTCTGGATTGCTTCGGCACGCTTTTGCCCATCCTCGATTTCACGCTGTGCCCATGCTGTTGCTGCCTTGCGCTCCAGTTCGGAGTCCTGCGCCTTTGCTCGCTGTGCTGCCTCGGCATACACTCGTTCCCGGCCTGCCTTAACAACCTCGTCACCGTGTTTGAGTTCTTTTGCGATGATCGCAGCAGTGCCGAGTCCAGCCATCACGGTCAAACCAACCGGACTGAACAACATGCTGAATGCGCCAATTCCTTGCAGGTAAGCAAATGCGCTGGCTAGATCCTTGACCACTTTGATCATGCCGCCAATGCCTGAAATGATAAGCGGAGTGACTGTTACACCGATGGCGAAGTTGGTCCAGAACGACTTTGTTTCCGGAGATAACTTGGAGAATTCTCCAGACAATCTTCCAACAGTGTTCGACAAACTCTCAAGTCTCGGCAAAAGCTCCTTCACCATTGGCAACAAATTGATGCCAACAACCGCCGCTGTGTCGGCGATGGAATCCTTCAGATTTTCAAATGCATTCTTGGTCGTGTTGCCCGCTGGTCCAATCCGTCCCAAACCATCAGAAATGACGGCCAAAAACACGGAAGTCGAAACACCCATCTTTTGCAACTGTTCTGTGTCGATGGTGCCAAAGGCGTCTTTGATGATTTTGCCTAGTTGTGGAACAGCCTGCATCAAAGGCTTCAGGTCATCTGCCGTGACCTTCGATTTATTGGACATCTGCTGAAGCTGCGTGATGACGCCATTAAGATCAGCTTTGCCTTTTCCTGCTGCTGCCAGGGCATTGCCAAACAGGCGGATGTACTTTTCGGCCATCTGCGCACTCATGCCCGTAGACTGGAGTGCCACGCTGGCTTGCACAGCTTCGGCCACGCCGAGACCCGGCAGCTTGGCCAAATCCTTCAGGCGCTTCATTTGCGCTTCTGTTTCTTGAGCAGATCCAGCCACGCCACGGAGTGCCATCTCAAGGGACTCCATGTCCATTGCGGCTTTGACCGCATAGGCACCAGCACCGATCAGAGGCAGTGAGATTGCGGCTGAGAGTTTAGTTCCGAGTCCGGAGAGGCGATCACCGAGCTTGTCGAAGTTGGCGAACTTGGTTTCAACGCCCTTGGCGGTCTTTTCGGCGGATGCGAGAACGCCAAGCATCGCATCTTCAAAACCATCGACCTGAGCACCAATCTTTACGATAAAATCGCCCAATGTGTTCGCCATAATAGAGAAACCCCCGATATGTTATTTATCGGGGGTCTTGTTTAAGGCGGCGAACATTTCAGCCCAGGCCAGCATCTGGTCTGGTGTTTGCTCTGCTGTTTCTTTTGTTAGATTCTTGACAGATGGGAAAAACAGCTCAGGACTGATCTTAGCTCCGTTGTTTGTTTTTACACCTTGACTCAGTGCGATAATTTCACATACTTTGCCGAAGCGATAATCCTGATACGCTTCTTGTTTTCGATGTGATGCAAACAGCGCATCCAATTCAATGAATGTCAGTTCCCACAATTCATCTTCCGTAAGTCTCAGTTGCATCCGGGCATCAGCCCAGAGGGCGAGCCAGTCTATTGCTTTGCTGTCTCGCCCTTCTGTTCGTTTGGGTCCTTTTGATCGGAGCCCAAAGATGCGGAAAGTGCATTGAAGAACGCAACGGCAAGACGCTCGATCTCCGAGACGGGAAGATCTTCAACGTCCTCAATGCTGACATCCTTCCCGACGCACGCTTCGGCGATGGCCTGAGGAACGATGGAATACAGAGGGCGATCAGTCACGGAGCCGTCGAACTTGATGCCGTGCTTTTCATCGAGCCTGCGGAGTACACCCGTGGTGACGACGAGGGTGCGAAGGACGCCGTCACCAAAGATGTCCACCGAGACTTTTAGGCGGTCAGGGTAGTTACGCATGATGTTATGCCAGTGTTACAGCGCCGCTTACCTTGATTGTCACATTTACATCCAACGCAGATCCAATATCTGCTGAGGCCCACTCGTATCCAATTACAATGCCACTGAAGGTTAACTTCTTGACAGGGCTAAACATTGGATAGCTAAGTGACATGGCCGTTAATGCGCAACTATTGAAAAGCGACAGCAGGCCACTTGTATTGCCATGTGTGGTTTCATTTGGATCCCAAAGCAGGCCCAGGGTAATCTCGCCTGAATCCTTGAATGAACCAACAAACTCACGGAATGAACCGGAACTGTCGTGTGTAGTGACATCGAGCTGTTCCATAGACAGCTTCGGACCAGAAATGGTTTTGAGCGATGCGATTGCAACTAGCGGTGAGCCAATGCTAAACACCACGCCTTTTGCAGCATTCTTTACTGCCATGTTGAATAACCTCCGAGATGAGAATTCTCAGAAGTTATTTATGTGTTGGCGATTATGCAGAATGCCAAACGTCGAATCTTAGAAAGACGTGATAGAGACTCGTGTCGTATTCATAGGCGGAACCTTCAGTGATCAATACAATGTTTTGAATATTGTCACCAGTAAAGCCAATCAATGCATCTGCGATGGCATCGGCTTTCTCCAATGCGTCTGTGCTGCTTGTGGAGAAATATGACACCTGAATCGTCTTCTGCCGCAACGATGCATCCCCATCGAGCGTCATTTCGGCATCTGCGCCGATCCGCCAGAGGACTGCATAGGGTAGTGGTGCGCTCTGTGGAGCCGCAATGGGGTAGACGTTGGCTATGCCCGCCGTGATGAGGGCCTGTCTGATTGTTTGTTCGATCATGCTATTCCACCTTGGTGAGCACCTTGAGCAGTTCGCTATGTACGAATGACTTCACTTCGGCCTTCTTTTCCTTGAGCGCCCGTAAGAAGAATGGCCGTGGTGCCATCTTGCTGGTGCCGAATTCGAACATCGTAGCCAGCGACATGCCGATGGTGCGGCCTGATGCGGACTTGGCTTTGATGTCCTTGCCACTGCCCACAGCAGAACGAGCACCTGGACCGCCTGCGGCTTGCCACTCAACGTAGGCAGGTGTGCCCTTGCCACGCTTCACCCCAACTAGTGCTGATGGGTTCTTTCTGACCTTTCCACGGAGCCGCCCGAAAGCAAAGATGCTGTCTGCAACTTCCTTCGGCAGTCCCTCTGAGGAGGCATTGGCGACAGCCTGCTGGCGGAACATGTTTGCGGCTTTGCCCAGGACATCCATCACGGCTTGCCCTTGGGCCTGCTCGATGATCCTGTGGATTGAGCGTTCGAGCTTTGAAAGTCCATCGACTCTTACTGATCGTGCCATGCAGTTATTTATGGGTTTGCCAGCTTTGCATGAGACTCAGTGTCTCCGCCGTGTCGATGTCGCTGTAGCTGCTCGTGTAGATCCGTGGGCATGTGTTGCCGTGGTGGTCGAGAGCAATGCAGCGGTCAAGGCCGTCTGTAGGTGTCAAGAGAGACCCGAGACCAGCGAGCCAGATGCACTCGTCACCGTGGGTCAGATCAGGGTATGGATGATCGGTCAGAACGGAACGGTGATAGGTGATGCTGGTGCCGAGCACGAGAGCGTCATCGTGATAGCGGTAGGCTCTGGCGTGATTGTCAATGACGTTGTAGAAGCGAATGGACCGATAGCCAGTGATCGGCTTGTCAGGCGTAAGGATGGCTTGCTGTTCACTGAGCCGAGATGGATGATACAGATCATCATCGTCCCAGTGCGCCACGACATCGCCGGATGCGGCTTCAGCGCCTATGGTCCGTTTCAGGCCCAGTGAGAGCCCTGGAGGGCACCTGACGAGCCGGATACGTGGATCTGTGGGGATGACGGCTGATACGTCGTCCTCAGTGACTATGACTAGCTCTAGATGCGGATATGTCTGGTTTTGAAAGCAACGAATGGCGGTGGGCAGGTAGTCAATTCGGCTTGTCCTGGTCGGACAGACTGCTGAGACTAGCGGACGAGCCTGCATTGCAACTCTATGGATTCACGGCGCTTCTCGGAATACCGGATTGCCGTGATGTCGTAGGTGTCCGCTCCATGAATGACACGCATTGTGCTGTCGAGCCCGTCCATGTGCCGGATGAGGAAGAACACGGCATCCTCTGCCACGGTACGAGAGGCGGAATAGAACTCCCTGCCGGAACGTGATGACTTGTGGGCGTAGGTTGAGGCCAGATCATTCCAGGTCTCGACGGCTTCACCGACTGTGTTCTGAGCGACGGTGCGTGACTGGATCGTTATGAGGGTGTCGAGCGTTGCGGCAGTCACTAGAACATCTCCGGTGTCACAGTCTGGTAGTGAGAGAGGATCATGCGAGCAGGGAATGGCATCTCAGACATCCCGTCCTCACGGTGCTCGAAAAGATGAGACAGGATGATCTTGACAGCATGCTTGATCGCTGCTGGGACCTGTTGACGTGTAGCTCCGAATCCCGCCGTGAAGCTGATTCGCATCGGGTGCCGTGGATACAGACTTCCCGTCGTATAGGTGGCGTTCGGCTTCAGGAAGACTTCCCGGCTGTAGCTTGTGAAATCCCACAGCGTATTGTCTAGGTCATGCCATTGGCCGTCCTGCGTGCGATAGGACACGGCAGAGACCGCTAGGATATTGCCTTTTGAGATGGCGACAGGGAAGCCGAAGCAATCAGGATAGTAGTTGAAGCCTGTCGTGATGACTGATCCATTGATCTCCTTCTCGACCAACTCTCTTGCCGCCGTCACCAGTCCCGCCAGAAAGCCATCGAAGTCGCCCGTCGTGAGGTTCAGATGCGTGCGGGCATCATCGAGTGTGATCGGTTCTGTGGCAGGACTGCTGACGAGTTCGAACATGCAAAGTTATTTAGTGATTGCTGTACGGCGTGGCCGTTTGATGGTTGCCGTTTCCTGAACGGGCTTGGGTTCGATCTCTTCCGCCACTTTGAGGTGGATCAGCGCCATTGCAATGGTTTGCGGTTGGTCGATCACGTCTCCTACGGACTGACCAAGAAATGCCTGTGTGAATTGGATTGTCATTGGAAATAAGAAAAGGCTGATCCGAAGACCAGCCTTTCGTGTTGCGTGTGATTGTTTACTTGTCCTTGAGGATCACGATTGCTTCGGGGTTCACAACTGCGCCACCTACACGGTAGTAGCCATGGAAGCGTACGCTTCCATTGACGGCTTGCGTGAAGTCGTCTCTGAGGACGCTTACCGACTGAGCGGCTGGCTTGACCACAACCCGGTAGCCATTGCGGAAATCGCCTACGGCCATGAATAGATTCCCTGTGGTCCCCTGATTCGGCATGTCCGGTGCGATCACGTATGGGCGATCCAGAATGGTTCCCGGCAATCCGCCAACGATGTTGTTCGGTTGTCCACCTACGAAGGGGTTCCAGATGTACTGCGAGTTGAGTTTCAGTTGCCGAACCTTGGCCATCGTCGCCCGATTGAACACCCACGTTGCATTCGCAATGTAGTCCATCTTCAGGCCGTACAAGGCGCCGATCATGTCGTCTGCTGTCAATGTGGCGACAGCGGCGGTGAGGACTGGTGTGATGCCGTTGTTAGTGACATCCAAAATACCGGAAGGCTTGTTCGACCCATCTCCAGTGATGAAACCTTGTCCTTCGAGCCGAGCAAACTCCTCAGCTAGATCCGATAGAACCAACTGCTCCAGGTTGAAAGTGGAGTCCTGCAAAAGTTCGGTGGTGATGTCCGTATAGCAACGTGCGGATGCCACCGACACATTGACGTTCCCGTAGGTGCTCTGAGTCTGCCCGGACGCTGCATGTTCACCTGTCCATGCTGCGGTGGGACCAGCGCTCTTGCGGGGAAAGGGAACTGCCTTCAGAGACGTCTCGACGACGGTAGCTAGCTGGCGGATGGGTGACTTCTCGATGATGATCTTGACAAGTTCCTTGGCGAAGTCCACTGGAGCAGTGAAACCGCCATCGGCGTTCGTCCCGACGCTCAGGAATGCGGCACGAGTCTCGCCAGTGCTTAGGTAGTGGCGGAAACTGCCGTGCTCATCCAAGTTGGTGTTGCCCTTGGATGTCTCCAGGACAGGATTGTTTACGGGCAGCGAAGCACGCTCATTGAGGTTTGCGACCTTCTTCTGTCGTTCGACTTGCTCGTCGATGGCATCCACATCGGACGTCATCGTGTCAAAGCTGGCCTTTTCTTCAGTCGTCATGTCACGTTTTTCCGTATTGCAGGAAGTGATGATAGCCTGGAGATCAGACATCAGCTTATTTCTTTGTTCAAATAGATGCTTCACAGAGAAGAATCCTCCGAAATTGTCATTCAATGTTATTTAGAGCGCTTTATGTTTCAACTTCAGAATGTGAAGCTGGCGACTCGTGACATTTAGAAAGGACTCGGAGGGGCGATTGGTGTGGAAGCTTGCATCCAATTCATCAATCAATGAGCGAACAGACACTGCTGTGTCCGGATATGCAGGATTGGCAACTAAGGAGACTTCATACAGAGTGATGGCATCTATGGTTCTTGTCTTGGTTTCGTAATCCCAAGATTCAGCATCGACGACGAACCCAAATGACATGCCCCTGACGTTGCCCGCCTTCAGGCTCGCAACCGCATCTCGACTCCAGGTCGTGTCGTTTGGGGTGATCTCTACGGACAGGCCAACTTCGTCCTGGATGAGCTTCAGGGTACCCGCCGAGCGCCTACCAAGAGGCATGGACCAGTCGTGCGCCCACAGTGCCAGCACATCATTGGTGCTGTCCGCTAACGTGTTTGTGAAGGCACCCTGTGCGATGCGCTCAGTGAAGCCGCCAAGGTCGAGTGAGGGCTTGTCAAACACAGCAGCGTAGCCCTGGATGACATCACTTTGTGAGTCTTCGGCCCGAACATCAAATGAAAACGATCTCCGAATCATGGAGATTATTTAGAGATTCGGTACGGTCGGATCCGGAGTGTTCTGTCGTGGGATGTAGAGTTGGTCTCCACCAGTGACAGGTGGGCGGTTCTCGATGGCACGCACTTCGTTCGGTGTCAGGAATGGAATCCCTGTGCCTAAGGCTACTCCGTAGGCGTCGTAACGGGACTTCAGGTCCGCTCGAACGAAATCGTCCAGTAGGAACTCGACGAAGACGCTTTGCCGTTCACGGTTGGACAGTAGAGTTGTGTTCAGTTCGGCTTCCACGTTCGAGACGATTGGTCGCAGCGTGTCCCGAAGGAATTCCATTGACTGCTGTTCAATATTGCTGAATGTGGCCCTGTCTAGTTCGTTCAGCATGTGGAGTGGGACTCCGAAGATGCGTGCGATCTCAGCGACGGTAAACTTTCGCAATTCAAGAAACTGGAGTTGCTGGTAGTTGAGAGTCGGCTGCTGTAGCTCTGCGCCACCGAACAGAAACAGTGGCTCGCCTGCATTTCGGCTTCCGGCGTGCGCCTTTGTAAAGGCGTCCTGATAGGCTTTGGCTTGGGCTGCATCGGGTTTGGCGAGAGGGACTTTTATGACGGTTCCGAGCGTGGCTCCATTGGCGAAGTACTGGGCGGTGTGGCGTTGAGTGCTGAGGGAGATCCCGACCGACTCTCTAGCCGCATCCAATGGAGACAGGCCAGTGAAACCGTCAATAGTCAGTGAGCGAATGTGTAGGATCTCATCGGCTGGAATGGTGACAGTTCCGCTTTCAGTTCTGTACTCGTAGGTCAGGACGCCGTTGGAGAGCGACACCTTCATGCGTGAGGCGTTGAGCGGATACAGCCCCAGCACCTGCATTCGCCCATTGAAAATGATCTGCGAGTAGGCATTCCCCGTGAGGCAGAGACTCGTCATCATGTGCTGTTTCCACAAGAACGTTGTCGTGTACGGGTTAACCTTATATTTCAAAAGATCGGAGAGGTAATGGTCAGACACTCTCTCTTTCGCATCACCCAGTCGTCTGAAGGTATGAATTGGAAGCGATGCGAATGTGTTCGCCAAAATGCGAGTACATGCGTAGACCGCACTTGCTGCGAGTGCGGTCTCTTTGGTAACGACTTCCCCTGCAAAAGCATTTCTACCATAAAGGGCCATTAGGTCCTGAGGGAGGTCAACCTGTCTGCGGGCGCCGAAGAAGCCTGCAATTCTGTCCACGATTGTCATAGACAGTATTTAGAGTTGGCGTCTGTTTGTGCCTTATTGAGTAGTTGACCATCCGCCAAGCGCAATGACGAAGTCATCTGGCTCTGGATTGTGTACTAGGGCTCTTGAAAGGCCCATGACGGTCGCAATAAGACCGTCAATACGTTTAGACGATTTGTAGCGGTCTGGCTTGACCAGTTTGATAAGATCACCCGGCTTCTGCTCCACCGATGCGCAGTCCAACATCCATCTCAGGATGGAATTGCCGCCGTGGTGAAGCTTGCCTGACAGCACGAGCTTCTGAAGTTCTTTTGTCGGCTGACTCATAGACTGGAATCCCTGTCCGAAGGGCACCATTGTGAAGCCAACGGCTGTCAGGTCTTGGCTGATTTTCGCCATTCCCCAACGATCAAAGGCAACCTCACGGATGTCATAACGTGTGCCGAGTTCCCGCAGCTTCTCCGTGATGTAGTCGTAGTCGATCACGTTGCCCGGTGTGAGCGTGAGCCCTGTCGATTCGTCTGCCGACCACACGTCGTACGGCACGTGATCCTTCAGACATCGTTCACGGAGGCCGTCCGATGGCAGGAAGAAGAACGGCAGGACCATGAATGCACCCTCTGGCTGCGGGAACACAAGCACCAAGGCTGACAGGTCTGTTGTAGAGGAGAGATCCAGCCCTGCATAGCAAGGCTGACCTTCGAGTTCTGCGGCGTCAACAATGCCTGCCGACTCGTCCCACACTACCAAGTCAATCCAGCGGCTCTCCTGCTTCACCCATTGGTTCAGATAAAGCATCTTGAAGGTGTTCTGCGCAGCCGGGATGTTCACGGCACGGTTGAAACTGGTCCGCATTTCCTCAAGCGAGCGGAAGTCACCCATGGCAGGGTTTGCCCGCTTCCAGTTCGCCTCCAATGTCCAGTCAGCCTCTTGTGGAACTTCTCGAATGAAGCTGTAAAATGTGCTGTCTTGCTTCAGTCCCTTGGCGAGGTCATGGGCGTAGGTGTAGAGTTCGTAGCCGATGTCCCCAGGTGATGAGTTCCAGCTTGCCGTGGTGATGGTCATCACCATCGGCTGTGTTCTAGCGCCCACGGCAGTCGTCAAGACATCCCACAGTTCCCGGTTCGGCGCAAAGGCAAGCTCGTCGTAGATCAGCGCCGACACGTTCAGACCGAGCTTGGTTGGCACGTCGCTGGAGACGGCCTGAATGATTGAGCCCGAAATCTTGTCGATGATCCGTTTCTGAGATGGGATGATCGTGGATCGTTGGTTCAGGATCGGGCTGTTCCGTACAATCTGTGCCGCCGCATCGAAGACAATAGAGGCTTGCGCCCTGTCGTTTGCAGCCAGGATGACTTGGCCCATCTGCTCGCCGTCAGCGAAGCAATGATAGAGGGCAAGGCAAGCCAGTAGAGTAGACTTGCCGTTTTTGCGGGCCATCGAAATGTAAGCGGTGCGGTACTGTCTGGTGCCGTCCTCGTTCAACGTCCCGTAAAGCGGGCAAATCAGGTCTCTCTGCCAGCCACGCAGCTTGAAGGATCCGCCAGCACCCTTGCCGGATGGAATGACACAGGCACGCTCGATGAAGGCTAGGACTCTGTTGGCGTGTCGGTCGGAATACACTGCTCCTCTCTGGCCGTGTTCGAATCGGCCTCGTCTAGTAGTTCGTCAAGGGTTTGGCTGGCCTGTGGCGTAAGGCTGTTGAGCTTCGCTCGTGCTGCGGGAGTCAGGCCGAAGTTTGTCGCCAATGCGTTGAAGAGGGCGATTTGATCCCTCCACACCTGGACAGCGGGGTTCTTGCGTGGAATCTTGCGCTCGTCCATTATCGTGATCCCCTTCTCGTTGAGTTCTTTCGCCGCCTTCACTGCGTAGCCGTAGGCAGCGCACATCGCCAGAAGGCTTGTGATGTCGTTGTCTGCCATGATGGGTGCAACCGCAGCCTTCAGTTTCCGGAACAGCGCCGCACCATCAGATGGAACCCATTCCGGACAGCGCAGCTTGGCCGGATCTGCCGGGTTGTCAACCTGTGTGATGGCGTGACGCCGCCCTCGTGGGTTTCCGCTTCTCTTCATATGTAGTTTTTGGCTCTTGTGGCCGGAACTATTTAGCCAATTGAGGAACTACACGTACGAGAGGACGGAGTGCGGTCTCAGTGGCACGCAGCCAGAGAGTCGAGGGGAGGGGTGTCGACGCTGTCGCAATCAGCAGGCCAGTTATTGCAACGATCTAGCTGGAAGTCCGGAACTATTGGCCACGCTTTAGTGATGTCGCAACCCTAGCCGTTTTCATCAGGTGAAGAAAGGAATTCACAATGTCTCTGTCAGACTTGGTTGAGTACAATACCGGATTCTGCGCAGAGCTTGTACAATATTGTGTAATGTAAGAGGGAAGCCTCTTCCCTAGAAACAACACGAATGTGATGCCGTTGACAGTGAATTGGTAGGCGTGATGCCCCTCCTGTCGGCCACCAGCAGGGTAGAAAACACTGTGGAGATATGGAGAATCAATGCCGCACACGTCAATGACAATTGCAATTGAGTAATCTAGTGTGCCATTTCCAAGAAGATAGTGCCGCAACCGCTCATTGTAATATTCCCCGAGGTCAATGTCGTCACAGTGGTGAAAACGACTCCAGCGATAGACAGAGGCTTTGAAGAATACACTAACGGCGAAATAAAGAAGTGCCGCAATATTGACATCGGGAAGGTCGGCTACTCGGTAGATGCGAAGGTTGTCATCTTCATGGATAGCCGGACTCTCTAGCAATCGCTTGCGAAGCCTAAATGTAGTAGGCCCCCGATACAACTGCTTCATCGTATAGTTCTCTCCACCAGCGTGGAAGCGCTGTTCGCATTCAGAGCAACACAGAGGAGTACGGAGTTGCTGAGATGTGGTCCAGACAGCCGAGCCTGTTATGGTAACCGGATCAAGCGTCTTGCCATTGTTTCGAAATGTCATCAACCGATAAAGAGCTGCGGGCAGCAGATGGCTCCTCTGCAACTGACGCTCTTGCTGGCAGAGAACGCAGTAAGAGATCGGCTGGTTCACGTCGCCTGACTTTCTTGCAGTACTATCACGTTAATCTACCTCACCGAACATCATAGATGCTGCGGCCCGGTTACTTCAGGCCGCTATGCGCAGGCACTAGCTACTTCTTCTTTGGCTGGTCTTTTTCGACTACCGTAGTGGCGGGGTGCTTCTTGGCGTACTCGGGTTTGACATACTCGCCAGTCTTTGCGCTGCGAGATTTGCCTCCGCCGCTGTTGCCACCTTGCTTGGCTGCCATAGGATTCTCCTTTCTGCTAGTGGAGAGGACAGGCCCGGCTACTTGACCGGAGATTCCTCTTTCTAGCGATTCGGTCTTAATAGCAACTATCATCAATTGAATGATAAAAGTCAAGCGCCTTCTTTCAAGACGTTCCAAGCTCATTCACTGATACTGCTTGAGAGCGGATTTGACATGACGAATTACGGTTTTGACGTTTTTACGATTTGATGTTTGATCCTTTACCGTTTTGACACTTTGACGCTTTGTTGTATTGACATTTCGGCAACCTTGGAAGTCCTGTGTAGAATGGTTCCAACTAGAGAGCCATCTTGGAAATCGTCTTCTTCGAATGGCATGGATGGCAGAGCGACTGAAGGTTGGCTCGCACCAGGGCAAGTTCCGGTGCGTTAGCCAGGTCGATGATGTGATCCACGTCCGTAGCGCCGACAGTCAAGCCTCCCTTCAGGCACTCCGCACAAAGGGGATCCTCTGCCAACACGGCCAATCTGAGCTTGCGCCATGCGGGTGTGTTGTAGAGTCTACGATGTTCCGTCTTCTTGCGTTCGCCGAAGAGACTGAATGCGATTGGCTGATGCTCGTCGCACCAGCCGTTCTTATTTGTCGTGAGAGCGGGACAGCCCTTGTGGTGGTTGCGGCAACGTGTTGGGAGCTTGGAGGGCATTGGCGGCTACCCAAGATCGCTGATCAGCGCACTAAGCATAGCCATCTTTCGCTCTAGGCGTTCAGCTAGGGCGACAATCAATTCCTGTATCTCTTGGTACTCTTCGCTATTCATTGCGGCAGATGTTCGTGATAGTTGCAGGCGAGACACCCATGATGATCGCAATGTGTGTTCTTGACAGGCGACGACGATCAAACATCCTCACGATCTCTCTCGCCTCTTGATCCAGTACCGTTCCAGTTCGTGTGCATACATGACGCCCTCTGTTGATTGCGTCGTGTGCATTGTCTTTGGGCGTTCCGGTTCTAAGATGATGAGGATTGCAACAGCGACGATTATCGCACGAGTGTAGGATCATACGCTCTGCGGGATCTATTCCATAATAGAGAAAGTAGGCAACTCGTGGCGCTTTCCAATTGTCATGTTGAATCGAGAACTGACCGTAACCGCCAAATGATGTGGATGCCGTCCAGTTCCAGCATTCGTTGTGAGTGCCGATGTCGACTTTGTTCCAGAAGCGGCGGATCTCTTTCTTTGTAAGTTCTGGGATGCTGCGGACTCTGAATCCGTTGTGATGGATTGTTGTTCTGTTCATACCGTCGTGCTCTCCAAAGCACAACAGTATTTAGATGTATCTAGTGTTTCATGTAGATATGTCTACGATGCTTGACACGCCATGCTCTATGAAGATGTGATCTGAATGCGGTTAACGCTTCACTTCGGATTATGCAATACGCCTTTGCCGTTTTGATGCCGTACTTCTCTCGAAAGAGACGCTGCGTCATGCCACGTCGCCTCAGGATGATGAGCAACACATCGTAGTAGACGGGTTGCTCGTCCTTGAATGAGGCGAATAGGTGATCAATGAGTGAATCGTGGTTGCCGATGAACATATCGGCATTTCGCCAGCATTAAACACAGGCTATCGTTACATTGCGCTCGACGATCTGCCCTGAGCCACACGTCATGAGCACGGTCAGTGTGTACGTGGTGCCGGATGTCAGGCCCGACACCATGCACGTCGCTGTGTCAGTAGTGGTTGCTTGCGGTGCCAGCGTGGCAGATGGCGTGATGGTCCATGCGGCGGTCGTGATGGTGTCTCTACTGATGGTCTGGCTGTAGGCCAGTTTCTCGGTAGCGGATTGCTCGAAGTAATTCATTGTGTGTACCTCAGTCCCGGCTGACGGGTCTTGTGTTGGTGATGGTGTTCGATACAGGCCTTGGTCCTGCAATGACAGGTGAGAATGATCTGACCCTCTGAATCACCTGGATTCCAGCTAGAGAGCCGATGAGCGAACCTTGGCCTGCCAGCGCTGCGGCCAGTTGTTTTCTGGTGACCAGTGTCACTGTCTGGCCTGATGTGCCTGTCAGTGCTCCTGTGATCGGCTGACGGCGAACCATGGAACCAGTCATGCTCGACGTGCCTGTCAGTGCGGCCTGCATGAGTTTGCGACGGACCATAGTGGCCGTCATCGAACCCGTGCCTGATAGTGCTCCAGCGATGGGGATGGTCAATCCACCCGCACCGAAGAGTGCTCCTGTGAGGGAGCCTGTCCCAGTGAGGTTAGCCCCGATCAAAGCCCGTCGGGTTATGGTTCCGGACAGTGATCCGATCCCAGCCAGATTTGCTGCCAGAATGGCCCGTCTGGTGACTGTGCCTGATAGCGATCCTGTTCCCGTCATGTTTGACGAGATGAGGACTCGTCTCTTTGGTGTGGCGGAGAGCGTGCCGGATCCTGAGAGGTTCGATGCGATCAGGATGCGCTTGCGGAGCGTCCCGACCATCGATCCATTGCCTGCCAGAGCGGCCTGTAGGATTGCTCGACGGACCTGTGCGCCCGATAGGGAACCTGAGCCCGTCAGCGCACCAGCGATTGCAATCGTTGATCCCACTGACGGATCACTCCAGAGCCAACCTGTATTGCCAGAGACATCAGTTGAATGAGACCCGGCATACCACGTAGCGGTTCCCGCTGCCGTGATGTCCTGGATCGACATGTAGTCCACTGCGATCTGTGACGACGATGACGTCAGTAGTGCCGCTGAGCCTGATGTCGTGCTCGACAGCTTCGCCAGATTCCCTGCGGTTCCATTGCTGGTCACATTGCCGACCGGGATGGTTTGACCCGATGTCAGCTTGAGGCCTGTCGGGAGACCAGCCGTGTTGACCGCCAGTGTGCCTATCGAGGCCGTGCCAGTGTTGTTGACGGTGACGTTGTCTCCCGCCATGGTCACAGTCGAATAACTCTTCGTGCCTGACGACGTGAATGACTTTGCTGCGGCGGTCGTGTTGGTGAGCACGATTGTTGATGTGCCTGCGTTCAGCGTGCCGTTCGTTTGGGCATTCCAAATTGCACCCGTCCCAGTCAGTGTCACAGTGCTTGATATGAGGTTGAGGTAAGCTAATGCGCTGCTATTCAACGCCATTGCTGTCTGAACAGCCACGGCATAGCCGGATGTCGTCAATGTGCCCATGGTGACGGTCAAGTTGCGGCCTGCCGTCAGCGCATCCTGCATCGTAAGCGTGCCGCCAGGAGCGTTGAGAACAATTTGTGGTGCGATCAACTGCCCCGCTGTCGTGAGCGTGTAAGATCCTCGTCCAGCGAACTGAATGACAGTGTTGATGTTGGCAACAGACATTGCGCTGACAAGTGTCAAGGATCCAAAGATGTTGCTGGTGATCCCGGATGTGAATGTAAGTGCCGGATTGCCCGTTGTTCCTGTGAAGTCGATAGAGGCACCCATGCGAGGTACGTCTACAGTGACAACCCTGCCAGTCGGAGAAAAGGCTGATGCAATCACCACGTTGTCTTGGGGTAGAGGCATCCGACTGGTCCACGAGTTGCCTGACCATGATCCTGATGCCGTCCCAGACCATGTCTGAGTGGACGGAGATGTGAACGTGATGTTAGAGTTACCGCCGCAATCACCACAACCACCAGTGATCGCTGAAGCATTGTAGGCGCTAGAAAGGCCGATGTCCTCGAAGTCTACATTGCTCCAGGTCATCGTCGCCCCAGTGTTCGTGATGGTACGTTGCGTGCCAGCAATGTTGCCAGTGACGAGGAGACGGTTCGTTTGGCTGTTGCCTGCAAGCGTCCATCCGCTCGTCACGGCGAAATCACCAGAAACAAAGAGGCCATCAGTCGTAACAGCGGTTCCGGTTCTGGTGACGGATGAAAACACACAACCCGCTCCGTTGATAATTGGCGAACCTGATCCAGGCAGATTGATGCTCATGCCGTTCCAGTCTCGTGAGGAGCCGAAAAGCAGGTTCGGCGACGTGCCCGTGAATGTGACGGTAGCCGTGTTAGCCGTGACCGTCATGTTGGTGTGCGTGCTGGTTGTCCAGGCAGGCGAAGTGCCCGTAAAGGTCAAATTGGATGACCCAGGTGTGAACGTACGTACGTTGGAATTGGCAGAGGAGAAACTGACCGCAGTGATGGATCGGTTTCCGGTGTCCCATTCGCCCGCAGTCAATGTGATCGTGCCACCAGTGGCCGTCAGGTCGTCCTGATTTTGCCAGGATCCACCCGCACCACTGAAGGTGATATTGCCGAGTGCCTTCCCAGCGGTTGTGATGGTGTTCCCAGTGCTGGTGCTGGTGAAGTTGATTGCGGAGGTTGAGGCATTGCCCAACGTGTATGTCATCCCGCTACCGAAAGCCAGTGAGCCAGCGATAGGTAGTGTGATCGATGTCGGATGGTCGAGTCTGCCTGTGTAGGCAGTAGCAGTCAGATTCCGGCAGGTGGAAGCGGATGACAGCGTGACTGTGCCTGAACCTGAGGCGCCAGTGAAATACACGTCATCCGCTGATGTCGGCACTGATGCTCCAGCGACTCCACCAGAGACACTGCTCCACTTAGCGCCTGCCGTGGCGTCCCAGGTTGCGGTTCCGCCTACCCAATACCGATTTCCCATCCTGCTCTACTCCTCTGTGGTTTCCATCTGACTCATGGCCGCAATCCTCGTCACCCAATCGTCGTAGCGGGCCTGCTTGTCTGTCTCGATGCGTTCTGGCGTCACTGACGGCCACTCGTCGAGGGTGTAGTACAAGGCGTCTGAGTAGTTGTCGATTGTGAACCGGACCTGGATTTGGATGGAGTCCATGACTAGTCGATGGTTATGGAGAGAGTGCCAGAAGTGATCTCGGCAGTATCGCCAGCGCCATAGGTCTTGCTGGCAGTGGCAGGACCAGTCCACAGGCAGTTGCCGCCTGTCGCCGAATCCCAGACGCCGAAGTGCGTCACTGTACATGCTGGCATGCCTGTGAAAAGGACTGTAGCCGATGACGTGATGACGCCATTGGACGGACCGGAAAAGGTCCAGGACTTGCGTGCATAGGAACCACCAGTGACTTCGGAGGTTCCAGTTTCACCAGGATCAGCAGTGTGGAGGGAGATGCAGGAGCCCGTCAGGTTGTCGGTCAGGATTTTGTTTTCGAGGTAATTGGAAATGCTCATAGAGTGATGCCTATGAGTTATTTATGAGTTGGTCGAAGACGAACCTTGTCAACTAGATGTAGCTTTGTTCGATGTAGATGTGTCTTTGTTCAAACTAGGTATGAACTTGATCGGATCGAGGCAACCTTGACAGTTGTTATTGGAATGGTACAATATCGAATGTATCCATTGATATTAGCAAGATCTATAGAATCACTCTAGAGAGCAATCACGAGGATGCGTAGCGTCCGTGAGCCAGAGGCGAACGGACGGATCTAGATCTGACAGATTCTCTCGCCGAAGGCGGCACTCATCTGGTGTGAGTGTGGATTTGATGTCGTCATCAAAAACCGGAACAGTTTGGTTTTATTGTAGGCAGGGTGTCTAACCCATGGGAACAGCGCTGTGGATCGTTTCTTGATGCCTTCTAGCCTCTGGAATGGGCATTCTGATGTGTGTCAGGATCCCTATCGCTGAAAGCGGCACCCCTCTGGTGGGCTGTAGAGATTGATCCATCTGATCTCCTCCTCCATCTACCCTTCTCCATCTCTGTTTCTACAACCCCCTGAAAGGGTTTCTCCATCAGGATCCGAAGCCCCGTAGGGGCTGAGGTCGGAGGGTGCAAGCACCCGACGATAGTCTTGATCCATTCCAACTCGTGCAAAATCTTCGTCGCACCATTCTAGAATATTTTTTATTATTACTATAGAGTACATAGTGCGACGAAAATTATGCACGAGTCTCCGTACGTGTACGAAGATTACGCACGAGATTCAGGACGTGTACGAAGATAACGCACGAAACCCGTCTCTTCCACGTGTATGAAGATTAGACACGAGTTTCCGCACGTGTACGATGATTTTGCACGAATTAGGTGCCGGCACGTGTACGAAGATTATGCATGAGATGCATCACGTGTACGACGTTTGGTAGTGGCTTGCCCCCGCCTACGTGTACGAAGATTACGCATGAGTTGAGTGCGGGAGTTTGAAACGAGCCTCGTGTATAAATACGAGCAGACACAAAAAAGCGCTTCTGGGGGTGGAACCCAGAAGCGCCATGATATTGAAATGACTACTACTATTTATCGTACCATCAACACTGATCTCGTCAAGCACGTAACCGAGACATCAAAGTCACACGTTCCTGAGTTCTCCATCCGCCGTCAGGATGATCCAAGGTTCGTCTGGTTCGTTCACAAAGTGAATGAAACAGCCTCATCGTTCGACAGCCAGCCGCCCGCCGATCACAAGCTGTTCGGCCTCTGGTTCACGACGAGAACATTCCAGCAGCACTGGCAGGCGGCAACTGCCGACACAGCAAAGCACATGGCGTGGGTGTGCTTCATGCATCGGCTGACATTCGTCGAGACGGGATGGGTCGTGCTGGCGTGGATGCACCATCACGGCAGGTATCCAACCGCCGATCAACTGCGGACACATCTGACGGCGCTGTTGCGAAAGGTAGAAAAGGCAGTCCAGCCTGAACTTCACAAAGTGAAGAACAAACGGAACGAGAAGAGGAGGGAGAGATATAACACTATGAAAACAAACACCAAGAGGGGAAGACCCAAGCAAACTGGGCCTGACACATTGCACGACCGCATCCTGGATCAGCTTCGCCAGGGCAGATCCACACCCAGGAAGCTTGCCACGGACCTGGAAGCGAACGTCTCGACTGTCAGTGCCCAGTTGCGGCGGCTGCTCGCAGCAGGTGAGGTTGTGAAGCCTGATGGATGCTGGGGGCTGTATGAGATCGCAGAGCCGCATGTCAACATGCCTGTATTCAGACAAGTGATGCCTCGACGTGATCAGGTCATCACTTGTCTTTCAGCGTCTCCAGTCACACAGGCAGCGCCAGTCATCACAAGATCACCAGCATTGCCGCCGACAGAAGAACTGTCCGACCGAGCATGCAGAGCACTGGCGCAGATGGGCATCACAGATGGAATTGCAGATTACAAGGCTCCGCCTGTCATGGATCACTTCTCAGTCGGGTTTGAGAGCGACGCTGCCAACGTGGAATGGATCGAAGAGCCCGACATGATGACGGCTCTGCCGACCTGGGAGAATTGAAACGAATGAAAAAGAGGAAGAAAGAGCGACGGGCGTCAGATCAACTTGCGGCGTTGATCGCAGAACAAGGCAAGGATCGTAAGCAAGATAGGGAGCGATCAGGGGATGTGCGGATGGTGAAGACGAGGAGAGGCTGGAAGCTGAAGGCAGTGTAGTCAATATGACAGATATAGTTGATCGCTGTGTAATGTTGCTTACGTTACGTTCAATCACTCTCAGGAGAGTTCACGGAATGGTATGATGAGCGGGCCTCCGAACGGTCATCGGGGGATTTATTCAGAAGGGATGAATACTAAGTGACAGATCTAGAACGCCTCGACGCAGTAACAGATGCGGCGATCCAAGTAATCAATGAATTAATGCCGTTCGCTAATGTGCGAGCGGAGCAGAGTGATCGCCAGCTAGACGCAATTACTACTCAAGGTTCCTTGCCGAACCACGACTGCATGGCGCAGCCTGCTGGTGTTAGGCTGGGGAAGGAATGCGTTACTTCAGTCATGAAAACAGTGGGATCCAAAGTAGAAGGACTTCAGTTGCCCGTTGGCAATGGAGAAGATTTGCTTGTTGAGACCTGGAAGACCGGACGAAGATCGATATTTGTCACACCAGAAGGAGAAATGGCACTTCCTCCAAATTGGCAAACCAGTAATGCTGACATCCTGAAGCGTCTAATCGGGCAGAAGGTGGTTAATGCCGCAACTGGAGATTTAATTGGCCACGTGTATGATCTTGAGGGTATTGTCGTGGCTTATGGCAATTACGGAACATTGCCGGGATGCCATATCAAAGAAGGCAATAATGTCGTATTGGCGATCAAGCCCAACTTTAACACTTACAGTCTCGAAGCCCCACTCATCATTGGTGTTAGGATCGAGGTTCACGTGCTTGCTGGGAGCGCCCACCGCATAGTGAGAGCTTAAGGTGGATTAGGGTCGTCTGCGGTTGGGCTGTCTGTTCCAGCCGCATCAATCATTCGGACTTGCCGCAGGGCGTAGAGGCGTGACCGCACCATCGCTGACGAAGTGGCCTGCCATAGGAAGGTCCTCCTATTTCTTCTCCATCGCTTTTTGGAGTTTTTCACTGGCCTCGTGGAGTTCAATCGCTCTGCGCCGTTCAAAGACAAGATCATCATCAATTCTCTGGCCGTTTATCTTACTGCTGGCAATGTAAAGCAGGCGATGTGGTGCAACGTAAAGATTAGAGGGGTCTTTGTATAGGTCTGAAATGATCGGCACAAGAACATCAGAGTCAATTGTCTTTGGGAATAGGCGCTCATCGGCATCAGCAATTCGCTTACTTGGCGGTGCGTGAAAGCGCTCAGGGTCTGGAATCCACAAGAAGCGTAGCGTGTTATAGGCGCTTTGTACACCCAACATGTAACCATCAATATAGGTATGTTGCGCCTGTGGCGTAAGTGATGACCACCACCTGGAATAATTGTAGGGATCGCCCGCATGAAGAGTCAATCCGCCATATAGAACGCAAATTGCAATAAGACGTGCCATTATCTTCCCGCCTCGTTTCCTTCTGAATCGAAAGTAAGTTGCCTGTGCCTTACGTAATGCGACCAGTCCGTGTCCTGGGTAGTCAATCATGACAACTTAGGAGTAACTTCCAATAGCGTCAAGCTACTTAGCATACAAGTCGAATCTCATAGCTAGCTACTCAATAAGCGAATGTACCCGTAGATGGCTGCAATGCCGTGCAACAGTGTATCCCATACGGATCGGATCACATCTAGATTGATCTTTTGCATCATCAGTTTCACAGCTTCGCCCAGCGCTAGAGTAATGAATTGCTTCTTTGTAACACTCGCTGAACTGGCTTTCAGGGTGTCGAGAGAATCGGCAATGCGCTTAAGGTGATCAGCAGGGAGATTACTTACTGCGCTAGCGGTTTCCTTAGCGGTATCGGTGGCTTCTGCAATTACCTGTTGCTCGTGTGGCGTGAATGGACCGTCGTCTGTCTGAGTGTCAAGGAACTCATTGAGTGATTTGCTGGAGCGTAATGACTCCCAAGGGCTGGGATTGTCTAGGTCAAATTTGATGGCGGCAAGCCATCGTTGGATAGCGAAGCGGTTCAGCGACCACTCGACCTCCTTTATTGTTTGATTGGTTCTTTGGTCGGGGTCTGGCGACCAGACAAGCCAGAATACACCTACAACGAAGTAGCTGCCGCTTGATGTGTGGACGCAAGATGTAACACGGTATTCATGTCTCCTTCTGTTAGGTACACCAGAGGGATCTATTTCAGTGCGTACAATCTCTTTGAGTTCAAAATCTGCTGGATCGAATCCTGCTGCTTTGATTGTCTCCCAGAGGGCAAGTTCCTCTTTCCGTATCAGTCTTGCATCTATCGCCATAGAGAGTATCGTTCTGTGTTCGGTACTAGGCTACTCGGGTGACTGGAGGTGGGGCTGTCAACCTGCCTTGGCGTGGCAGAGAAGACGTTACAGTTCATTTCTTCAATGCTTCGGCCACCTGCTGCTCAGCCTGTTGCAGCACATCCGCTGGTACTGTGGTGCCCTTCTTGTGCGCCAGCTTTTGCAAGGCGAGCCTGATCGCATCTAGAGCTTGTGCCTTCGTGAGCTTGTTCGCTTTAGCGTAGTTCAGGATCCGAGTGATGCTCGTGCTCCATCTGATCTCCGTTGATGTGGCCCTGGCCCGTTTGCTGCGGCTTGGTGAGTCCACGGTGCGAACGAGGACGTATGAGTAGCCCAGATCGTTCAATGCATCGACTTCTGCCTGTAGTTGGGCAATCGCCGTGTCGAGGAGTTGTTGTTTCTTGGTTTCGAGGTCCCGTATCTGATCAAGTATGGATGGCATATCTATCTCTTGTACATCTCGCTGATCTTTGCTTCCACCATTGCCTTCACTTCGTCTGTGAGCAGTGAGCCGTTCTTCCGGCAGACTCGCTCAGCCGTTTCCGTCGCTTGCTTCAGCGCAGCCGCTTTGGCAGTGGCCTTTGTGTCGATGGAGTTCAGCAACCTCGTCACAGACGACTGCGCCCGCCCTACCAGCGACCTGGGCGGTCGTCCGCTTTTCGGCTTCGTCGGTTTCGAGGCTGGTTCCTCCTCCACGTCGAACTGCCTGAGGATGGCTAGGTGATACTCCTGATATCTGGTCGCCAGTTCCCGCCCCTTGAGCTTCGTGGCCTCCAACTTTGCGGTCAGTTCGGAGACCTCCTTGGCGGTCTCCTCCATTTGTCGTATTAGAGTCGAAATGTCGGACATTTCGTCATCATACCTCATGCTTTCTCATTCGTTTTGTGATGTCTGCGATGTGCTTCCGTTCTCGCTCGATTACCGTGCAATCGAACCCTTCCAGATGAGCCGCTTCCTTGGTGGTTCCTGTGCCACCGAACGGATCAAGGATTCGGCCCTGCGATGGCGTGACGAGGCGGCAAAGATAGCGCATGAGCGCTAGCGGCTTTATTGTTGGGTGTTTCGCATCACCTTTTTCAGACTTTGAAGCCTTGGCGCAGTAGAAGAACCGTGATGCTCCCCCTTTGGTGGGGTGTGGCTCGCTGTCCAGAACTGTTGTTGTCTCTTCATCTATCAAGACGTTCGCCGGGAAGCGACCTGTGTGCTTGGACGTGTGGTTGACGTGGCGGTCGTGCCACGGGCGACGATTTTGACCGCTGTACTTGAGGAATGCACTGTGATAAGTCCTGATTTGGTCTGTACCTATGCGACAGGCGTCGATGTTCAGCCCGCCTGTACCGTGCTTCCTCACGTTCGCCGTGACATTCCGCTCTGAGAGAGGCTTCCGGGCCAAGACGATTGGCTCCATGGCAGGTTTGAGAGCGGTTCCCATACCGTCGTTGAGGTCTTTCGACTTGGGGAGGCCGCTTCCATACAGCCAAACCAACTGGTCACGGATCTCGAACCCTGCGTCCTCGATGTTAACAACCATCCGGTGGTAAGTCCTGGTTCCGCCGAAAGCCAATAGATGAGCACCGGGCTTGAGGACGCCGATGACGGCTTGCCACATTGCAACGGATGGAACATTATGATCCCACTTCGCATTCATGAATCTCAATCCGTAAGGAGGATCGCACACACAAGCATCGAATGTCTCTCCTTCCGTATCTGCAATGCCTTGCAGCATTAGTAACGACTCGCCATAAATGACCATTGGTTTATGTATTAAGCCTGATCTCTATCAACCCATCTATCATCTCATGAAAAGAAAGTAGATGCAAAGTAGTTTGAACTGTGATTTGATCGAGCAATGACAATCACAATCAACATTGAAGAGGCATTGATCTTAGCGAATATGAAGAATGAGTTGACGGATGCGGAACTAGACCAAAGCCTCAGTGGAAACCTCACCCCTGCTGCCGTCGCCTGCATCATCAAGGATTATCTGCGTGGGTATCTGACTGATGCTGATGTGATGCCGTATCTGATGCTGAGTCAGGCCTCTGAGTCCGTGAATTAAATAACTGTATGCCTGTACGGTTTCACATCGACCTCGACAAAACCATGGCAGCACTCCGCTACCTCCTGAACCACGGCCTGCCGTCCTATCAGGCATTAGAGTTGCTGGCACAGGCCGACAGAAGGCACTTGATCCAGTTCGGTCGGCCTCTCGTCAGCGATGGAGCGATGGACGGACCAGCGAGAGAGCCCGACATCGACGTGTTAGCGGAGTCAGACCAAATTCATTTGATGAACATCCTGGCAGGGCACCCGCCATCGACGTATGAGCAGGCGTTTCCTGCGGGATCCGCCGTGTTGGTGGAGATCACAGAACAGCAGGAGATTAACGAAATGCTCCTCGGGTAGATAGAAGTAGATGAAAATAGATGGAAATAGACAGAGGTAGATATTAGAGGGCCGAGAAATAGATATAGCGAGAAAAAATGTGGCCTGAGGAGTGAATTATATTGCATTGTGATTGCTCTCTCGGCATAATGAGGTTGTCGCCGCTGAGCGACAGAAATGAGGAGCGTATGAGCAGCACAACGGTGAAGAAACATGTGAAGCTGGCCGCACAGATTCGGTGCTATGTCTATAGTGAGCAGGTTATTGAAGTACTGCCCTCACTGACTGAGGATGAGATCACAGAGCTTGCGATCAGAAACTTCTACGATGGCAAGGCGTCATTCTCGTTCGATCCGGATGACGTCGAAGTGCCGTTCTTTGTCAAAGATATCGGAAGGCAGATAGAGGACGAGATCGAGTTATCGAGCATTGATGAGGTGTGCGACGAAGCGGCGTCGTGGTGACGACGGACCGCAATGTGGGACACAGAAAGGAAATTGCGGTGAAGAAGGACACCAAGAAGAAGATCAATAGACTAATCAGGAGCAGAACCGAGTTTGCAGGCATGGGAACCCGGAGGACCAAGCTGCGGTTAAACAAACTGGCGAAGCACGACATCTACGCCAAGGCGTTGAGGATCGCTCTAGAGATTGAAGACAGTAATCTTACGGCGAAGAGATACTATGGGGGTGATCTGGGCGGCTACACCTACGCCCAGGTCAACTACTTCAAAAAGGCTTCGCTGATCCAAGAGTTGATCCAGATTGCCGCAGGGCAAGGATGGGTGTATGGTGTCCACCAATCGAACGTAGCTGACACGACTCACATCATCTACTTCGAATTGCCAGGGGTCGGGCAGATCTCGTGGCATTTCTCCCCCCGGAAAGAGTTGCCGTATTACAAGGGCATCTGGGACCGTGATCGCAAGAGCGCACTTCCGAAATTGGAAGCGGCGATCAATGCATTATTCAATTGCGTACCCATTGGCAGGGCGGCTTGACCCTATTATTGATTGAATGAAGAAAGAGAAGTTATGAGGCATAGGAAGCGATCTAGAGTGAAGTCTAATACGAAACCCACCATCAAAGTGTGGTATTGTATTGTCGAAGATCAACCGCTGACGATACTGTGGGATAGTGATGGCACCCTTCAAATCTGGGAAGGTCCTCACGCAGTAATGGCGAAGATGCTCAAGGAGACCCTTCAAGAGCTAGCTGGCAGTATCCAGTTGATTGAAACGTGGGGGACGAGTGGTCTGGCCGAGACGGATCCTATGTGGGATGGACGACAGTCGAATACCTGCAAGAATCCGAAGTGCTCTTGCTTTGGTAGACCTAAGGATGTTCATCAGAATGTTGCTGAGATATTGTATCAGCGCTCACAGGAACTGAAGTCTGACGCATAGCAGCGGTGACGCAGCTATTGTCGGTTGAGGAATCAGAAATGCTAGCGTAAGGAGAATCGATGAGCCGCTACCCTCTTTGTTCGTCAACAACTGACACTTGACGAAGAAGCGATTTCAGAATGAATCCGCAAAGATGCGTTCCAAGTATTGCGAAGGGCAGGGAAGTCCGCCTCTCGCCCCGTCAACAAGTACGAGCAGCAACCTTGCTGTCATGCAGTGCTCTGAGAGGCACTACACTGTGAGAGAGATTGCTGAGTTGTGGAACATTTCCTACGACACGGTACGTCGAATGTTCCTCATCGAACCCGGTGTGCTGGACGTGTCGGCGAATCCGCAAGGAAGAACCACCAGATACAAACGGAGTCACCGCACGATCATGATTCCAGAATCGGTGCTCGTGCGAGTCTACAAGCGCCGCCAGAATCCAGCCGCATGAAGACAGAGCCAACCATGGTCGGGTTGGCTCGTGCCGTTTAGGCCGACAGTGAGTTGGTGAGTTTGTCGTTGCTCCAGAAGTCAGTGAGATGTGATTCCAGCCGTGCTTGCCGCCGACGATCCCACTTGCTGTAGTGTTCCCGCACAGTCTCCAGCTTGTCTCCCAGCAGTTCCGCAATCGCCTCCATCGGGACCGGGTTGTCTGCCGTCAGAAGATCACGGACCAACGTGTGCCGGAACATGTGAGGTACAGCCTCAGACACCTTGACGAGTTCGGGCTTGTCCTTTAGGACTCCGCCTGATCTGCGGACCTTCTCCACTTCAACCACTCTCACACCCGCCAGCACGAACAGTCGTTGCAGGCGTGTGCCCCATTTGCTGGTGCGTGTGTGGATGTTTCCGTTCCCGCTCCAGAAAAAGTACCTGTCACTGTCATGTGGTGCGGAATTCAAAATTGCAATCACGAAAGGCGGAACTGCCGCAAAGACCTCCTCATTCGTCTTCTTACGGTAGGTCATGATGCGGTTGCCCTGAACGTGCGCCTTCTCTAGCTTGGCAACGTCGCCAATGGACAGGCCCGTGTACCTCATCACGTACACGAATGCCTTGGTCTGGTCGGCTATAGCCTGACCTTTGCGCCCGTACTCATCCGTGAGTTCTGACAGCGCAGCAAAGATGCGGTCCATCTCTTCCGGTTCGAATGGGTCTGTCTGTGGCCTTGTCTTCTGAATTGGCGAGAGCTTCGCTGCCGGATTCTTGAGGATGTAGTCGGCATCAACGCAGAAACGGAAGAACCCCTTCAGGTTCTCTTGGTCCCTGCGTTGAGTGGTGTTCTCGCCTGTCCAGGTGGCACGGAAGTTCACCAAGTCAACAAGGGTGACCTCTTCCACCGCTGTCCGCTTCTGTAGTTCCATGTAGGCCGCAAGGCGGTTCAGCACGAGCACGTACTTGCCGTAGGCGGAACTGCTGATCCCTGACTTGGATTTGAGGAAGGTGGCGATGGCGTCTTGGATGGACACCTTTGGGGCTTGCTGCTGGTCTGGTGGCTTCGGAAGTTCAAGCTCTCGGATGATCTCGACGGCACGGCTCCAGTCACGTACACCTGAGCCTGTGGCCGGATCAATCAGTGCTTGTGGTCTGATGCGTTGGCCTTGGCCGTCGATGCCCTCGAAGTGGATTGGACACTTCGGCTTTGACGGGCATTCCTTTGACCGAGTGCCAGCGAGTGAGCACCCGGTCTTCTTTTCCTTGTTGCCGACGTGCCGCCGATACAGATTCAGCAT